GGAGGCCGGATACGCGGGTTGGCTCCCATCGCCACCCGCTTGAGCAAGCTCAGGTTGGTCGCCGTGAACTTGTCGGCGGTGGCATCAACGGTCGCAAGTGCCGTGGCATGCACGCCGCTCACCGCGTTGGCGGTCGATGCGCCGTACAGAATACGATCAGCATTGTCGGTAGTCCATGTGTTGCGCTGTGCCGCCGTCGCCAGATCGTACTGAATGCCGTTGACACGGGTGCCTGCCGCCGGCTGGCTTTCCGTTGGCAACGCCATCAGCGCCGCGATGATTTCATCGCGGGTCACCTCGTTGAGCCAATCCGACAGCAACGGCTTGGCCTCGCCGAAGATATCGGCGCTGTCTTTCTGTTGCTCGGCTTTAGTAGTAGCTACTGCATTCCTTATCCATTCTAGCCAAATTCGGTATCCATAATCGTCTATTTTTTCTTCGTTCCCGACCAAAGGTCCGGTACTAACTCCAACCCCTTGTAACCTAGTAACAAGGGGAATATTCATAACCTCGCCGCCGGCTTTCAACTCCATCTTTTTGCGGATGATGGCGTTGAGGTCTTCGCTCATGTAGGGCGAGAACATATTCTCTCGCACCCACTCCTTGTTAATCTGCTGGGTGAACTTGACCAGTTTATTGTTCTGCTGAACGTCGGAGATGGCCATGGCCATGCGTCCTTTCGGTTAGGCCATCCCCGAAATGAAAAACCCGCCACAAGGGCGGGTGTTTTCAGATCAAAGCTATGGCCGGGTTTAGCGGTTAGCGAAGCTCCACAGGCTTTGCGATGTCAGATCGCCCGGCGCCTCGGTACGGTTGGCGGTTGACGCCACCGACGAAAGCGAGGGCGGAAGTTGAACATTGGGCGGATTACCGCGAGCACCGTTGCCTTGCTGTTGCCGTGCGCGGATACGCTCGATCATGGCGCGTTGCGCATTCGGGTCGTCGAGCCACTGCTCCTGCTTCTGCTTGAGCCACGCATCAGGATCGGCGCCGATTGACGAATACGCCGACACCTGCTTGTGCCATCTGACCAACTCGCCGTAGGGATGCCCCGCGCTCATGATCTGGTTGAACACGAAGTTGCCTTGCGGCGTGTGCCGGAATTGCGCCATCGCCGCCAACGCTGCATCCACCACAGGCTGGGTGAATTGCGTATTGGCGAACTCGCGCGAGAGCCCATCCTTCATCTGCATCATGTAGCGAGTGGCTTCCTGACGCAGAGGGTTCATCACCCGGTTGTCGAGATACTGGTCCGGGTTGTCGAAGATGGTTTCCGGCTCTTGTTGCTGTTGCGCTCGCCGGTTGGGATCGGTTCGCTGTTGCAACTCCATCACCGCGCGCGTCAATTCTGCCGCGTGCGCTTCCAGACGTTGCCTTGCGTCGCGTTCCGCCAGCAATTCGCGCAACGGCACCCGATGATCCTCCGGTTGCCGCTGTTGCTCCTGCGGCTGCTTGGGCGCGAACTTCCCTTGCGGGTCGCGCGGTTGCCCTTGCGGCTGCGGTTGCTGCTGCAGGTCCGGCCGCGTTGACGGCGGCGCCCCACCCGTATCGCCACCCGTGTCTGACGGGCTTTGCGACGGTTGCGACGGTGCCGGCGACGGTGTGGCCGGTGTTGGATCAGCGTTGGCGTGGTCAAATAGCTGTCTGTCGGTGATCGTGGTGGCGTCGCCGCCAACACTGCCACCGAGCGGTTGCTCGATGCTCATGGTTTATCCTCTGCCGTTTCGTGGCATGTACGGGAACGCCCGATCTCGCTCGGACGGTGCGATGCGGGCCCTTGGTGCGCGGCCCGTGCGCCCGGCTATATCGTTGCCGGTGACGAAAACTTAGGGCGAGGTGATGTTGTGGCCGGTGGCGATCTCTAGCGCAGCCTCCTGCTGGCGCGCTTGCGCGTCCTGCCCGGCCTTGAACATTTCAAGCTGAATGGCGTTGTGCGCCTTGTCGCGCTCAAGCTGCATCTCCAGGCCTGCCGCTTCGCGCCTGATCTGCATCTCGGCCGCCGCCGTCTGCTGCTTGATCTGGATCTGCGATTGCGCGGCTTGCTGATCGGAAGCAATGCGCGCCGCGGCCTCCTGCTGCTGCAGTTGCAGCTTGGCCTGCGCTTCCTTTTCCTTCAGAGCGAGATTGGCCTGCGCTTCCGCTGCCTTCGGATCGGGCTGGGTCTGCTCCTGCTCACCGGCGTCGCGGAACCGCTTTTTCACATCGGCCGGCAATGGTGAAGTCTCAATGAGCACATCCATCACCGCCGCACTCTTGGTCGGCGACAGCATCGGCGACACCGCCGGAAGCGCTTGCGCGATCGCATCGTAAGTGTCCTGCATCAACGTCACGGTGTCGGGGCCTTCATCGAGAATAATGTCAACGTCGAGCTCGCCGATGGCATTCATCTTCTGCGGCATGCCATCGGGCCCGGGCACCTCCGCGTTGATCTGCACGAATTGCGGCTCGCCCTGCGCGTCAGTGACGCGGATCCATCGCTCATTGACCCAATAGCTCTGCGCGGCATTGAACAGCGCGCGGTAAACTCGGATTTTCCACGATCGAAGATTGGTCATGTAGGGCCCAAGCTCGGCGATGCCGGCCTGCTGCAACAGCGCGATGGCGCGGCCGGATGAGCCCTTGCCAACATCTCCGCCGGCAATTGCCGCATTGGGTCCGAAGTTTTCGATCTCCTGCGCGGCGTCGCGCATGAATTCGAGTTGGCCCATGATCTGGGCCTGCTTGGCCTGATCGTCAAAGCGCAGATCATCGATCCCGGTGTTGACCAGCACGATGCCATCAGCCCGCGCCGCCTCTAGCCGCAGTTTTTCAACGTTGGTATCGGCCACCGCCGCCTTGGTGGCGATGATCCGGCGGTTGTTCAATTCGTGCAGGCCCTTTGATCGACGTTGATTAACTTCATCCTGTGGCGATTGCAGATTGCGCACGAAGCCGTAGCGGTCGCCGTCGTGATCCACTTGCGCCGAAAACATCAGGTACTTGGCGAACTGCTTGCCGTTCTCATCGGTGAATGGCGAATTGCCCTGCATCAAGATCTTGGAGCCGGTGAACAGCGCCCACTTCCACCCGCCCTTTGACTTGTACCAAATGTCAACAAGCCTGACCTGCTTGAAATCGCCATTGCTCTGAAACCATCGGGTGTCGCGGTCGGAGTTGGTGGTCAATTCCAGCGAGCTATCGCACGCCGCCTTGATGTCGTCCTCCATGCCGGGCAAAAGCTCGGTCATCAATTCTTCATCGACATATTTTCCCATGCCGAGATAGCGCGCATCGGAGAAGTCGTGCTTGAACGAGCGCGGGTCATAAAAAAACCCGTCGTTATCGACGGGTCCGAAGATCACATCATAGTCGGGCTCCATTGGAGGCCCGCCGTTGTGGCCCATGCCGGGCATCATGCCCATGCCCATGCCCTGCCCGGTTTGCTTCGGCGGTGGCATCGGCTTGAGGTCCAATTCAATGCCGCCGAGCCCGTCCACTGCCGCCGCTTCGTTCACCAGCGGCGCCACCTCGTTCCACTTGTTGCGATCCATCAGATAACGCAGCACCGCGGTGGCGAGGTCGGCGCCTTCCTGATGCTGCGGCGTTCTGGGGTACGCCTTGGGGTCCTGCTTGAGCCGTTCCACCAACCCGATGATGCCATCAACCTTGCGGCCGATCTTGTTGTAGGTCACCACGGGTTGCTTGCGCTCATTGAAGGTCTTGATCTGATCGGATGTCCATTGTGCGCCGTGGCGATAACGTCGCGCGTTTTGTTGCTCCTGAATTTCCAACGTCTTGTTGTCGAGGTAGGTGGTGTAAGCGTTGATGCACTTTTCCAGCGGCCAAAAGCCGTCCTTGTCTTCCTGCTCCGGGTCAACGATCGGCGCATTGCGGCCGGCCGCGGAGCCGCCCTGCGGATAGCCGCCGCCTCTGATCGACAAGACGTTGCCTGTGGCCATGTTATTCCTCGCCGAGGGGGCGTAACCTTGTGAATTGGTAGGGCAGTCATGGCCTGACTTACGCTAGGCACTCATCCGCCCATTGGAAGCGCCCCGCTTACCCACGATGGGAGAGCCCGGAAGCGTAACGCGGCGAGCGGGGGCCCTACCGCTTCAATACGTTCGCCAGTCCCCAGGCTGCTCGCCGCGCGGGTGAACCTGCGCGTAGCCGCTCACGTCTTCCGGCTTGGGCGTTTCCTTGTCCTTCGCCCACGGCCGCGACATGCAGGCATATCGTGCGGTGTCGCCGCTGTGGTCCTCGCTGTCGGTCAATACGTCTTCCGGCCGATCGGGATCGTGCTGCAGGAACGGCACGGTGCGGATGAAATCCACCGCGGTCGAGAACACCACCAGCATGGGATGGCCGTCGTCGTTGCCTTCCATGCGCCAGCGCATCACATCCCAACCGCCATTGGCCCAGCCGCCGCGCTTGTGAACGCGGGAATTGTCGGCCCGGCGAAACCATACCTTGCCCTCGGAGCCCGTCCCCATGCGCTCGGCAATCGACGGCCCGCCGTCCGCAATGAACGCCGAAGGGTCGAGCACCCCGTAGGATACTTCCTCGCCTTCTTCCCGCTTGCGAATGCCCTTGCCGACATCGTCGGCATTCATCTTGATGCCGACATTGGGTTCGCCTGGCTTCATGCCGTACCATTCGCGGTAGAGCACGATGCAGCCGCGCGGCAGGAACTTGCCGCCGTAGGTGCCATCGTCCGACACCACCGCCCACCATTGGACGCAGAACGGGTGCGCGGAGCCCCAATCCATCGCGCGGAATTTCAGCCAGTCCTTCGGGATCTCGAACGGTCGCACCACATGCCGCGCGGTTGACCAGCAATCGAAGAAGGCGCCGAGCGTCACCGACCAATCGCCGTCGAGCCACGCCTGCACCAACTCTTTGCTGCCCGACGAGCGCAGCCGCTGCTTGTAGCTCTCCGCATCGATGAACGGGTTGTTGTCCACCTTGCTCGGAATGAAGATCCGATCCAGCCCGGTGACGGGATCGTGGATCACCTGATTGCCGAGCGGCGCCGGATCGATGTAGCGCGCCTTCACCCACTGGTGGCCGGGCCCGCCCGGGTTGCCCGTCGCGCGGAAGCCCACCGGAACGCCGGCCCCGGAGCGCAGCGTGGCGAACAGCTTGAACACCGGCGCCGGCGAGGGAAAGTTGCCGATCTCCTCGATATAGACCCGGGTGTAACTGTGGCCCTGGTAGCCCTCGGCGTCACTGTCGCGGTCAAGGTAGGCAAATCGCAGCCGCGCTCCACGCGGATCGCGCCACAGCTTTTCGGTCTCGTTATAGGTCCACTTCAGCGGGCCGTAGATCGCCCGCGAACGCTCGATGGTGTC